TATATTTTTGACATAAGAACACTTTGCGTGTATAATAGTGTTATGAGAGTAACAGCGAGCTTATGCACAGTTAATGACACTTAGTTTTCCACAATTACCTGTGGAAAAGTATAAAGAAGTGTAGTGTTCTTATGTAACAACAACCTGTGGAAAACTTATGGCATAAAAGTGTCAAGAATGGGTGTGTAATCAGTGAAAGGAAGTACACAACAACTCACAAGGACTTGAAGCCCTTCAGTGACACTTTCAGACCTTATGATTACCTTGACTAATTGACAGTCTTATGGTATAATTAGTGTATATTCGTGTTACTCAGTGACCTTATGAGTTAGTGTTACTTAAGCCAGTGTTTTGTGCCCTTATGTGTTGTTGCCGCCGCCCCCTTGCTTAAAAACGCATAGAGACCCTAACCTACAGAGGTGACAATTCGAGAGAGTGATATAAGGATAATAAAAAAATTCTGAGATATAAAACGCCCTTCAAATACCCTTAGAGATAAAAAAATTCCCATGGCCTCAGAACCCCACTAAGGTCTTATAAGAATTGGAAGTAATATATAAAATAAAATATAATCATCAGGATTGCAAATGAGTAATGAGCAAGGCTTAATAGACGTTGAGATAGATCAATACGAAAAAGATCTTATCATAGAGACGTTGCAATATCGATTAGAGAATGATGACCATCTAATACAAGAGATGACATTGAAAGATAATTTAGAAGATTTAATGTTTAAACTCGAAGGGGATGAATAATACATAGAGGGTGCCCATTGCATTAATTGATGTATAGTGGTATAATATCAATATAGTAATTCAAACATTATGGCAAAAGGTTTTACAGTTAAGACTGCTGCACCAACAAAGAAGAAAACAGACGACTTTGATTTAGCAGCAGCAAAGGAGATGATAAGAGGAAAGACTATTGTATTTTGTCTACCTGGTAGAGGGGTTTCTTATCAGTTTCTCAAGAGTTTTGTATCATTATGCTTTGATCTGGTTCAGGGTGGAGCAAGTATCCAAATCTCTCAGGACTATTCATCGATGGTCAACTTTGCTCGATGCAAATGTCTAGGTGCTAATGTTCTACGTGGCCCAGATCAGAAGCCTTGGGATGGTAAGTTGGAATACGACTATCAGTTATGGATTGATAGCGACATTGTATTCGACAATGAGAAGTTCTATCGTCTCGTACAGCACGATAAGGATATTGCAGCAGGTTGGTATATGACAGAGGATGGCAGAACTACATCAGTAGCACACTGGTTAGAAGAGGGTGATTTCCGTCAGAACGGTGGAGTCATGAATCACGAGACTGGTGAATCCATGTCCAAGCGTAAGAAACCTTTCACAGTGGATTACACAGGATTTGGCTGGACTCTTATAAAGAAAGGAGTCTTCGAGCATGATAAGATGAAGTATCCTTGGTTTGCTCCTAAGATGCAGGTCTTTGAATCTGGTGAGGTTCAGGATATGTGTGGAGAGGATGTATCTTTCTGCTTAGATGCAATGGATGCAGGTTTCGAGATCTGGTGCGATCCAGTCATAAGGGTCGGTCACGAGAAGATGAGGGTTATCTAACCTTCTCTCTTGCGGGTGTAGTTTAGTGGTAAAATCAGAGGTTTCCAACCTCCAGTTGTCAGTTCGATTCTGTCCACCCGCTTACCGCCATCATAGCACAGTGGTAGTGCAGGGCTTTTGTAAAGCCAAGGTCGTGAGTTCAAATCTTACTGATGGCATTCCTCTTTTGAGGAATAGGTGGTGTCACCTACATTCTGGACAGGGGTTCGATTCCCCTCAACTCCACTCATGGGGTTGCCCAGGCTTCGACAGGGTATAAGGAACATGACTGAAGACCTGCTTGGATAAGCACACTCAGATGCAAAAACATCTAACACCGCAGCGAATAACATCGTTGCATTCTCACGTCCAGTAAGCACAGTTCGCACACGTGAACTAGTCGCTGCTTGACACTAAGGTGAGATGGGGGTTAAGTTAACCTTCTAACCCAACTAACTCATAGGGGTGAAATGCCCCTTCTTACACGGGATAGTAGTTCAGTGGTTAGAACGCTGCCCTGTCACGGCAGAGGTCGTGGGTTCAAATCCCATCTGTCCCGTCCAATCCTCTATAGCTCAGTTGGTAGAGCAGTTGACTGTTAATCAACCTGTCCCTGGTTCGAGTCCAGGTGGAGGAGTTACCTTCTTTCGGGCCGCCGTCAGAGGGGGCGAAAAATCGCCGTAAAAGTTCATTATCCTTTACGAGGTACTATTAAATGGGAATGAGAAGTTTAACTGGTGACATACAATATGAGGCCAGACCCAAAAAGACAAGACAAGGAAGAGGAAAGCATACTAAGTATTCTGCTACTAGTAGAAATGCAGGAAAGAAAAGAACACGAGGACAGGGTAAATGACTATTGATACTGATGTAAAAATCACTATTAATCTATCCGAACTCGTCAATATAAGGTCAGTAGTACTTGATTTAGATCATGATGACTTTTCTCTTGATGATATAGAGGAGGTTGCTAATAACCTCCGTACTACTCTTACATGGGATACCTTATATGGAATGGTAGATGAATCTATTCTAAAATACGTAGATAAGTTGGAAACTCATTATGGTGAGATATCACCTCCTCCTGGATGGGAAGCCAAGTTAAATGAAATAGATAAGAATAAGAAACAGTTTGAAATGGTTGATCTAGTATCACCAGCATGGACAATTCAAGTACCAAGGAGAAAGAAGAAATGATACTCCCAGGTTCTACTGTTACGGTTACTAATGAGACATCCATATATCGTGGATATGAAGGATGTGTTCAAAGAATTAGTGGTAATGATGTAGCAGTTCTTATGGATGCTCATACACCTTGGGATAAGATGATTACCTTTAGGGTGACAGATTTAGAAGAGAAAACTACTGGGTTCCAGTATTATCCACAAAAACCAATTAGGAAAACAAAATGAGTTTTGATGACAATTACTATAGTAAGTATGGTAAAAACATTATTAGTCAGAATGGAGAAGATGGAGTTATTGAGCAATTGTTCAGTGACCTTAATATTACTGATGGAATAGTTGTTGAATTTGGTGCATGGGATGGAGTATACCTAAGTAACATTTTTAATCTATGGAAAAATAAGGGTTTTAATGCACTTCTTATAGAAGGAGACTCTAATAGAGCAAATCAACTACTTAATAGTTTAAAAGACTATGATAATACCGAAGCAATGAATTGTTTTGTTGATTCAGACCCCGAAGGAGAGTATTCTTTAGATAATTTACTAAAACTATCCGAATTTAGTATTACAAATGATAATCTATCATTAATATCAATGGATACTGATGGGCTTGACTATGAAATATTTGAATCATTAACTGAGTATCGTCCTAAAGTTATTATAATTGAAACTTTAACTCTTCAAGATGGACAAGATATGCATGAGGACAAACATGCAAAGGGTGAAATAGGTAACACTGGTTATATTATCAATAATTTAAAGTCAACTTGGAATTTAGCAGAGAAAAAAGGGTATAAAGTAGTATGTCATACAGGAAATGCATTCTTAGTTAGAGATGATTTGGTAGATTTACTACCAGATGCTGATTTTTCCTTTGAAAACATCCACTGTTATGAATCAGATAATGCAATTTGGCAATCTTTGAATGAAAAGGGTGAAAAAACAGAAAATATTAATTTTCAAACCACAAATTACAAAAATTTCATAAATGAGGTACTAAAATGACCAAAGAAGACCAAGCACTTGAATACATTAAATATGCCTCTGACTTATTAGGGGGTAATTTTACTGTTTGGGACACTTATCATGGTACATCTAAGAAAGAAGGACGTAAAATAACCATAGAATACGATAAAATTGAAGAAAAAGAAGAAAAAGAGGGTTATAATAAGATTCCTAGTCGTTATTAAGCAATAAATACTAAAAACCATTATAGATATACTAACAAAGTATATCAATTCTGAATGGCCGTCAAAATATCTCGTGCATTTAAGGATATTAGTTTATCCTTTTCGAGACATCCAGTTACAAATGATCTTGTAACCCTTAGAAATGAGGATGCAGTTAAGAAATCGGTAGTAAATTTATGCCGAACTAAACTTAATGAGCGATTTTTTAATGAATTACTAGGTACAAGGATTGAAGAATCGCTATTTGATTTAAATAATGATGATATAGGATCTGTTTTAGAAACAGAAATAGAAACTTTATTAGAAAACTATGAACCTAGAATCACTTTGAATGATGTTTCTGCAGTAGCACAACAAGATTCTCATGATTTATACATTCGTATTGGTTATGAAATTACAGGATTACCTTTTCCTCCACAAAATATAGAATTTTTACTACAACCGACTAGGGTATAATGGCATTTAATCAGTTTACTAACTTAGATTTTAACGATTTACGTACTCAAATTAAGAATTATTTGAGATCTAACTCTTCATTTACAGATTTTGACTTTGAAGGGTCTAACTTTTCCATTTTAATCGATACTTTAGCATATAATTCTTACATTACGTCATATAATACCAATATGGCTGTTAATGAATCGTTCATTGATAGTGCTACTTTAAGAGAAAATGTAGTTTCATTAGCAAGAAATATTGGTTATGTACCGAGATCTAAGAAATCATCGATTGCAAAAGTAAGTTTTAGTGTTGATATAACAGGAAAGGCAGTACAATCAGTTAAATTACATAAAGGAATAGTTGCAGTTGGGTCAATTTCTGGAGGAAATTACATATTTTCTATTCCTGATGATGTTACTGCTACACCAGATCCTAATGGAATAGTAAGATTTAATGATTTTCCAATTTATGAGGGTACATATTTAACAAAAACCTTTAAAGTTAATGATTCTCTACCAAATGAGAAGTATATAATCCCAAATGAGAGTATTGATACATCAACAATCCGTGTAACAGTTAAATCTAACGTTACTGAGAACTATGTTCCATATACAAACATTTTTGATGTTAATAAAGACTCTAGGTTATTCTTAGTACAAGAAATTGAAGATGAAAAGTATCAAATTATTTTCGGAGATAACACTTTAGGTAAGAAACCAACTGACGGAAGTATTATTGAAGTCAGTTATATCGTTACAAACGGTATTGAAGGTAATGATGCTGCTAATTTTAACTTCAGTGGTAAGTTAAGTTACATGCTTGGGGGAGTTGAGATGAGTATTAATGATGGAGTTAGTTCTTTAAGCACCCTACAAGCGTCTGAGAACGGTGATTCAATAGAATCCATAGACAATATCAAATATCTTGCTCCAAGGGTATACGCATCCCAATACAGGGCAGTCACACCAAATGATTACACTAGTCTAATACCATTTTTATATCCAAATGTTGATTCTGTGAGTGCATATGGTGGCGAAGAACTAAATCCACCTCAATATGGTAAGGTTTATATCACTGTTAAACCAAAAAATGGTGAAATATTATCCGATGTGGCTAAGGAATCAATTAGAACTGACTTGAAGAAGTATACAGTTGCTGGAATTAAACAGGAATTTGTTGATTTGAAGTATCTGTATGTTGAATATGAGTCAACTGTTTCCTATGATTCTGGATTTGTTCCAAATAAACAAGAATTGCACTCCAGAATTCTTTCATCTATAGGAACTTATGCAAAATCATCAGATATTAACTCATTTGGTGGTAGGTTGAAGTATAGTAAATTAGTTTCCATTATTGATAAAGTTGATACTGGAATTACTTCTAATATCACTAAAATTGTTATGAAAAGAATAATGGTTCCAGAGTATAATTTACTTGCTAACTATGAAATTTGTTATGGAAACCAATTCCATGCTGATATGGAAGGTTTTAATATTAGATCTTCTGCATTTAAGTTGGAAGGTGTATCTGGAAATGTATATTTGACTGATTTACCATATAGTGATGGAAAAACAGGTACTGTTAAGTTCTTCACTATTACAAATAATGCAGTTAATTATATTAATGAAAATGCAGGATTAGTTGATTATGTTAAGGGTGAAATTATCCTTTATCCTACAACTATTACATCAAGTAGTGTGAATCCTGGAATTGAAATTGAAGTTACTCCAGAATCCAATGATATCATCGCAAAAGAGAGTATTTATATCGTGCTAGATAATACGGGGAGTACATTAAATCTCAAAGAAGATACACTTGTTGCTGGATCAAATAAATCTGGAACAAATTATGTACCACCATCAAGTTTCATTAGTACTAAAAAGTATACAAGATAAGAAATGACAACTAAAAAAGTACAAATATCTGATATTTTAGCTAGTTTAATACCTGATTTTATTGAATTTGATAATCCAAAGTTCAGGGAATTTTTAGAGCAATATTATATTTCTGAAGAACATACTTATGGAACAACTTATATTGCCGACAATTTAAACGAATTTAAAAATATATCTAATTTAGTTGATGTTTCTTTAGCAGAAGAGCAAACTTTACCACCCCCAAATGCTCTTTATCCAACAAAACCTATTATATTAGCAGTTGATGCATTAGCATATGATTCAAAAATATATCTAGCTCATAGTGACACTACTGTAACTCCATCACAAGTATTAGGGATTCCTGTAGAAGGTCTTTCTGATACTTATGGACTCATACAAATTGATAATGAGATTATTACTTATACAAATAAATCATTCGATGAAAGCACTGGATTGACTGAATTAAGTGGATGTGTTCGTGGTTTTAGTGGAATTTCTGAAATTGAGAAAGAAGGTAATCCAGAATATTTGACATTTGTAGATACAAATGCTGAATCACACGAATCAGGGACACTTGTTGCTAATTTAAACTTTATATTCTTAAATAAGTTTTACGAAAAACATAAGCAACAATTTCTACCAGGACTTGAAAAAAGAACATTTAAGCAAGGACTTTCAGCTGAAAATATTTTATCAAGAGCAAAAGATTTTTATAGTTCAAAAGGAACAGATATTTCGTTAAGAATTCTATTCCAAGTACTATTTGGGGAAGAAGTAACTGTAGTAAAACCTTTTGATGAGACACTTATTCCATCTGAAGCACAATGGAGTGTTACAGATGATATGGTTGTGGAGGCTTTAGTAGGTGATCCACTCAATTTAGTTGGTACTAAATTATATCAAGGAGATGAGACTTCCCCAACAGCATCGGGTTCTGCAGAGAATGTCCAACAGGTATTTTTAGGAGATAAAAAATATTATAAAATATCCTTTGTTAAGGGATCTGTTGTTAATGAAAATGAACCAGGATTACCTCCAGAATTCATTATCAACAGTAAAACACAAATTTTAGAGAGAATAAAGGATAAAAGTGTTGTAACTGTTGATTCCACTGTTGGGTTTCCTAAAGAAGATGGTATTTTTTACTACTTAGATCCATTCACTGATTATAAGACATATTCTACAGTATCATATAAATCAAAATCATATAATCAATTCTTTGATTGT